TTAATCACCACTCACTTACTTAAAGGTTCATTATGCGTTATTCAAACATCAAGAAGTCTGTCGTCGAGCAGTTCAAAGCCCCTCAGGGTCACAAGATCGTGCCATTCATCCTCGGTGCTCCCGGCGGTGGCAAGTCAGCTTGCGCTCGTGAGATCATGGCCGAACTTGGCCTCGATACTGTCGTGGAGTTCACGGCTTCATTGCGTGACCCTGTGGATGTACTCGGTACACCTAACAACACTGGCGAGTTCACTCGGTGGGTTCCGCCCGAAGAGTTCTACAAGCTACGCAAGGGTCGTGTCGGTCTGATCTTGGAAGAGTTCTCCGATGCTCCGATCCCCATGCAGAATGCATTGTGCGGTGTAGTGTATGACAAACGTGCCGGTAATCTGATGCTAGCCAACGAGCAGACCCCTGAGGATGTACTGTTCATCATTGCCACTGGCAATCGTACCGAAGACAAGTCAGGTGCTAATCGCATCACATCCAAGCTAGCCAATCGTACTCGTCGCTTTGACTTCCAAGAGAATCTCGATGACCTGACCGCGTATGCCTTGGACAGTGGGTGGAAGACTGACCTGATTCAGTTCTTGCGATTCAGACCCGGCCTGATCTCTGACTTTGATGCCAATCGCTTTGCCAACCCAACGCCTCGATCATGGGAGCGTGTCAGCCTTGTGCCTGATTCGTTGGATGCATCTCTGTTCTTGGAGAATGTGATCGGTGAGGTCGGTGAGGGTGCAGCTGCTGAGTATGTGGGCTTCCGTCGTATCTACTCTCAACTGCCGAACATCGATGCTCTCTTGCTTGACCCCAAGGGTGCTCAGGTTCCAACTGACCCTGCTGTGCGGTATGCGATTACCGGTGCGCTTGCTCGTAAGGCCACGGTGGACAACATCGATCGGGTCATGGCTTACACATCACGACTGCCTGCCGAGTTTGCGGTGATGACCATCAAGGACTCTATCAAGCTAGCGCCTAAGATTACACAGACACGAGCGTTCATCGAATGGTCTACTGCCAATGCAGAGGTGCTGATGTGAGATATGTGTGGATGGAAAGGCCGGAAGATTTCCACACACTCGTGTACAAGCAAGACCCCGATCAAAAGATACCGCAACGCATGGCGGTTATTTCACCCTTGATCACATCCACTGAAGATGAACCCGAGCCTTACTGGACTGGAAGGTGGAGGGCTCGCATCATCGCAAGCAAGCAACAGAAGTTCTTTTCTAGTGTGCAACAAGCCAAAGACTGGGCACAAGCAGTCATCCTACTAACTCAATGAAAGGTATCTATGCAACACGCAAAACTCGCCGACAAGGTAATTCTTGTCAAGCTCACGCAACGTCGTGCACCACTCACCAAGCGCGACAAGGCGCTGACCGACCAACTGCAAACGCAGTACAACGATAACTCACTGACGGCAATCTACAAGTTGTTTCGTGATATCAACAGCCCCATCAACAAGCTGATGAAGAAGCACAACGAGGTCTATGCGTATCACAAGCAGAACACCATACCCCACATCGATGCAGGTCCAAGGATGCTCCCCTCTACGCTGTACTTTGAGTATGCACAAGAGATGAAGCAACGTGTGGCGGTGATGGAGAAGATGGCCAATCAGTGCTATCAGGACTACGATCAAATCGTAAGCGACGACATTATGTTCCGCAACAGTGGCTATGCGTCAGGCAGAGCTAACCGCGATGAGTACCCAACGGCAGAGCAGTTCCGTAATGCGGTGGGCAGTGACTTGCGGTTCTCTCCCATGCCTGACAAGCGTCACTTCCTGTTCGATCTGTCCGAGGAAGACTTGGCTGAGTTCGATCGTGCCGAGGCTGAGCTTGCATCAGTAGCCCGTGAGGACACCATCAACCGCATGCTCAAACCATTGTCTGATCTAACGAGACGACTTGGCGAGTATCAAGGCAACAAGGGTGAACGCTTCCACAATTCACTCATGGAGAATGTGCTCGAAGGATGCACAACGGCGCGTAAGTTAGCGATCGATCCGTCACCTGAGTTGGTGCAGGAGATCAATGCGATCGAGCAACTTGCCAGTAACTATCTACAGAACGTAGAGATCATCAAGGGCTCAGCCAATGCTCGTGTCGAGGCTCGCAAGAAGCTAGACGAAGCAACTGAGCGTTTATCAGCATACAACTTCTAAGGGTAAACCATGAGACCAACGCTATATCAGGCATCTAGGATGCTAACGACTGTCGGTGTAACAGCTGACATTACATTCAACCCAACGCAGATCACCAATCGATTACGCAAGTCCATTCAGCGTCAGATCGTCAATGGCATTATCACTGGCGGATGGTCATCACACGCTTCACGCTTAGCCAAGGTGTTGTGTGAGCAACACAAACTGCCGTACCTAGCAAACAGTTGGCACGGTGTCGAAGTGCAAGCGAAGACCAAAGAGACGCAAGAGCGCCTTGTGGAGTTAGTTCAAGCAGACACAGCGGCTTACCTACTAACCGACAGCGGTGGCAGTCTCTATTTTAAAGCTCAAGCAAGAAAAACCGTAGAAGCTATCCGAGCCGGAGAAAGAACCTATGTGCGAATTCACGACAAAGAGTTTGACCTGCAAATCAGACAGGTATTGATTAAATCTCGTTCTACCGAAGAGCTTGGCCTTGCCCTCAAAGTATCGGCACTGCTCGACTCACCTAACCCCATCAGCATTGATCAACAAAACTGGAAAGACTAATCATGGCAATCACAACATTAGACAAAGCTAAAGTGTCCATCGTGACACAACACCCCTTCTTTGCATCCATGCTCATGAAGCGCCAACTCATCGAAGACGAGAGCATCAAGACAGCAGCTGTCGATCAGCGCGGTCAGATATACATCAACCCCAAGTGGTTCGAGACACTCAGCGTCGACGAGATCGTGTTCGTACTGGCTCACGAGGTTGGCCACATCATGGGTCAGCATGCCTTGCGTCGTGGCTCTCGTACCCCTAAGCGTTGGAACATTGCAGGCGATGCGTGGATCAATGACATGCTCAAGGATGCAGGTATCGGTGATCCCATCGATGGATGCGTGGACATGCCCGGCTCTAAGGACAGAACAACCGATGCTATCTACAACGACTTGCCTGAGGATGACGGTGATGGCCCCGGCCCCGGCGGTACAGGCGACGACATTATCGAGCGAGGCTCGCCACTCACTTCTGAAGAGGCTGATCGCTTAGACGTTGAGACCCGTGTCGAGATAGCCCAAGCAGCGCAAGCGGCTAAGGCTCAAGGCAAGTTGCCCGGTGCATTGGCTAAGATCATCGCTGACTTGATTGACCCCGGCACACCATGGTACGACGTACTCGAGCGTTACATGACAAGCTATGTGCGTGGAGACTATTCATGGGCTCGCCCCAACCGCCGGTTCAAAGACTACTTGCCTAGCGTAGGCCGTGTCCAAGAGATGGGCGAGGTCGTGATCCAAGTCGATGTGTCCGGCTCTATTACACAGCAGGAGTTGTCGTACTACCAAGGTCACTTGGCTCGTATTCTGGAGCAATGCAACCCCGAGCGTGTACACTTACTGTATGTAGATACAGGTATTCGCTTGCACAAAGTGTTTGAACGTGGCGACGAATTTAAGTTAGAGTTCTACTCAGGCGGTGGCACTGACATGGAATACGGCTTCGAGTTCCTTGCCAAGGAAGGTATTGAGCCTGAGGTATTCGTCTGTTTGACAGATGGTTACACCAGTTTCAGTGAGAGTAACAGCCCTGCCTACCCTGTCGTATGGTGTATTTCTAGTGATGTGGAAGCGCCTTACGGCGACACAATCCACTTTACTATGGAAGAAACTGTATGAATGAAGACCTCAAAGGCTTAATTGATAGCTACAACTATCTCTTGCAACGATGCAGTGAGGCGCTAGCGCCGGGCATACAACAAGAGCAACGAACCCAACTAAAAGAAGCGGTAGATACCTTTCTCGAGGCATCGCAAACCGACTAAACCCTACCCGCTTCGGCGGGTTTCTTACTTAATCAATCAAAGGAAATACATGGCTACCGTATACATTACACAAGAACTCTCAGGTCAAGTCTCTAGCGTTATCAAGCGCATGAGAGAAGCTGAGGTTATCACCAACAACGCCGAGGTTGGCAAGCCCATCGAGTTAGACACATCAGGGTTCCTGACTAAGGCCATGTGGGGCAGTCACTTGCATCTAAAGGATCAGATGCCTGCTGAATGGTTGGCCACAAACACAAGCCCTACGCTGAATGTTCATGTGCCTACCGACGATGCCGGCAATAAAGTTGTTCACGCCATCACGTTCAGAGATCAGAATGTGACCAATCGTCCCAACAACGATCGTTGGAATGAGCCTAAGATTGCCTGCAAGAAGGCTTACCTTGAAGCCAATGTAGACATGGCAGGTGTGCAGAATGTCTTGAACTACCTTGATCGTATCGAGCTTAACGCAGAGATCAAGGCTCGTTGGGCTAAAGTCGAGGGTGATATCATGGCGTTCCTTGGCAAGTGCAAGTCTCTTAATGAGGCACTCAAGCTATGGCCGGGCGTTAAGATGTACATCCCACGGGAATACATCGAGCGTGTGGAGCGTAAGGTCGAGCGCAAGGTTCGTGAGAAAGAAATCCTTGAAGACACCCCAGTGGACACCTTAACCGCAGCAGCTATTGCTGCAAGACTATCAGGGATCACAGCATGACACCTACCAGTATGTTTGAGTTACGTCACAAAGCGAGAGCCTTGTACAACAACGACATGGTTCCCGAGCACACCAATCAGCACAATCAGCGTCAGTGGGTTCGTGCCGTCATGCGTCTCGGCGACAAATGGCTAACTGCCAAACCTATCAAAAGGATAGATCAGCCATCTAATTAAGGGTTCATCCCTATATACACACGTGGGGCTTGCCCCCACAATTCTTTCTCACCACTCATTCATTCATGGAGTATTTATGCCCGACTTAAAATCAGCCCTTTCCGCAGTAGCAAATCAAATCTCTTTCGACGACATAGATGAAGTCGATACAAACCCCAAGCACACAAGCTTCTCGGAGCATCTCTTCAACTGGTTCGTGGCTAACCCTGCGTCTACAGTGCAAGAAGCCAAAGCCGCGCTTAACTTAGATAACGATGGCCCAGTCTCAGGTCGCGTCTTTCAGATGTGGTCAAAGGGCTTACTCTCTAGGTCCAAAGGACAAGGATCGTACCGTTACACACCAACTCAAACTGTGTATCCCACGTTTACCATCGAGAAGCGCCGGGAGCTCATGGCCAAAGCCGTTGAAGCACGTAAACACAAGCCTAAGAAGATCAAGGTCAAGAAGATCAAAGCACCAGTGGCCACGGTCATATCTTTACCGCCTAAAGCCGCGCCTAGCCTAAACCCTAACCCCAATGCCGAGCAGATCGTCAATAGCATGTCCGTTGGCTTAGCCAAAGCGGTGTACTTGGAACTCAAGAAAGTATTTGAAGGATGAAAGAAGAAACAAACATTATCGATCGCTTAACCCGCATCGAGACGCGCCTTGCTAAATTCATGGAGGCGTTCGGTCTAAATCCTTACACAGGTAAGACTGATCCTCTAAGAGCAAAACAATTTAACTTACCTAAGGAGCCGCAAGATGAACCCAAATGATATACAAGTCGGCGGAGAACACTACCGATCAAAGACCATACAACCATGGGATGCCATGGAATCATGGATGACCAAGGAACAATTCAAAGGGTTCCTATGGGGCAACGTCATTAAATACGTCGCTCGTTGGCAAGACAAAGGTGGTTTGGAAGACCTACGCAAAGCCCGTCACTACATGGACAAACTGATTGAGGTGCAAGTATGAGCAACGCTTCACAAGGCATGGTAAGTCCGCAAGCTGCATGGAACACTGCGGTATTAACTAGTGGGCTTACAGCCAAGCTCGATTACAACTACCCGGTCACAGCCGGTTTTAACAACATGATTGTATTCAAAGGTCTCGTAGAAGTAGAGCGAGCCGCCAATGGATTCGTTGTTCGTATCGGCACACGGCAGGGAGATATAGCCACGACGTATGTGGCCAAGGATGTGTCAGAGGTCAATGGCATCATCACTGCTGAGATGGTCAAGTTTAAATTGGAGGACAAATGACACTAATAGACAAAAGATGTTGGGAACGTGGATGCGCTTGTTACGATAGCCGGGTCGCTGATGAGACTGTAAAGGTTGTACAACGCGACGATGTACTGGAAGAAATAGCCAAAGAGTTTGACAGCATGCGTATTGCCTTTGGTGATACAGCCCATAGCTTTGCGCAGTATGTGCGGGGCATGAAAACATGAAAACAATTATCCACGTTAACCAACATGTTATAAGAGCCAACAACAAGTATGGTGCGAACAACCCAGTACTTACTGTTAAAACATACAAGAGCAATCGGTACGCGCATGAGGTAAACATTAAAGGTGATAGCAAGGTTGTGTATTCGCCAACTAAGCCGTTGTCTTGTGGTGCTTAAGTATGGATAGAGACTAATGCAGAAGTGGAAGTTGTTTGAAAAGTAACCACAACATCATTAGAGACTTACTTAAACGACACCCCGATGGTTTGAAGGCAAGCGACATAGCCAAGTTCACTGGCATAGAAGTTCGTTCTGTCAACAAATCATTGGAGGGTGTGTTTGGTGTGTACATAGATCGGTGGGAGTTAGCAACCTACCGCAACACGTTAGCGGCAATTTGGGTCGTCGTTGACGTGCCTGAGAACTGCCCTAAACCTAACAACATTGGAAGAAGAAATCAATGACACCTGTCTATATAGACTTTGAGACCTACTGGTCTACTACTCACTCACTGACAAGGATGCCCCCGACAGAATACGTCATGCACCCTGATACAGAAATACAAGCGGTGGCTATCAAGGTAGCTAACTTCCCGACCGATGTATTCTTTGGCGAAGACAAAATCCAACACGCATTGAACTGCATGGACTGGTCTGACAAGATTGCCATTGGGCACAACATGTCCGGCTTTGATTCCATGATTCTTGCTTGGCGCTTTGGTATTAAGCCCAAGATGTGGGGGTGTACCCAAGCCATGGCCATGTCCAAATACAAGAAGACTTGCGGTGTATCACTTAAGAACCTGAGCAAAGAGTTCAACATTGGTACGAAGCTGAGCCTTGAGGCCACGAATACTAAGGGTAAACGCTTAGTTGACTTCACACCTACCGAGCTTGCATCCATGAAAGAGTACAACAAGGTCGATACAGACCTGTGTGCGAAGTTGTTCAAAGAGTTGGCCAAGGGCATATCCAAGGCCGAGATGGTTCAGATCGACATGACTACACGAATGCTTGTGGAGCCTAAGTTCAATCTCGACTACAGACTAATCCGGGAGGCACAGGAGTCCGTTAAAGCCGAAAAGAGTCGCTCACTACGTGAGCTAGCCGAGCAGATCGGCATCGACGATATCGTGGACGAAGTGTCTGTCGAAGAACAAGTGCGTACCCAACTGGCTAGTTCGGCTAAGTTCTCCGAGTTGCTCACGAGCCTTGGCATCGATCCTCCCACGAAACCATCACCGACTAACCCTGCCAAGATGACACCTGCATTGGCTAAGACCGACGAGGAGTTCATCAAGCTCCAAGAACACGCTAACCCAATCGTTGCTGCGGCTGCAAGGGCGCGTCTCGAAGTCAAGTCCACGCTGCTGGAGACACGTCTCGAAGCGTTCATTCGTGCGGCTGATGCCTGCGGTGGCAAGTTGCCCGTGCCTCTTAGATACTGTGGTGCGGATACAACAGGGCGTTGGTCGGGTGAGCAATACAACATGCAGAATCTACCGCGTATAGGTAAAAACCCTAAGCCGTCTGACGCATTACGCATGAGCCTGCTTGCCCCTAAGGGCTACAAAGTTATCGTGGCTGATTTGTCAGGCATCGAACTTAGGGTTAACCACTACTTATGGAAGGTTCCGTCGTCTATGGAGATGTATGCGGACGATGCCGAAGCCGACTTGTACAGAGCGTTTGCGGCTGCAAGGTACGACATTAAACCAGATGCGGTTACAAAAGATCAACGACAACTGGCCAAGGTCGCTCAGTTAGGTCTAGGCTTTGGGGCCGGCGCGCCTACGTTCAAGCGTGTAGCCAAACTCATGGGTGGCTTAGAACTTACAGATGCAGAGTCATTGAGTATCGTGACCGACTGGCGTGAGCAGTATTCGGACATTGTGGATGGGTGGAAATCATTTCAAAAGAGTCTGACTGATCTGATGCAAGGCAACGAGACAGTTATCGATCCATGGGGTATGTGCGTTACTGAACACAAGGCGGTTCGTCTGCCATCGGGTCGACGCATTTACTATCCTGAGTTACGCAAGGAAGTAGACAACGGCAAGCACGAATGGTGGTATGGTGCAGGACGCCACAAGGCAAGAATCTATGCCGGCAAAGGTGTAGAGAATCTTGTCCAAGCCCTTGCACGAGATGTGATTGCGGGTAACGCTCTTGAGTTTCGTAAGCGCACGCAAATGTCGCCAGCACTCATGGTTCACGATGAGCTTGTTTATGTAGTGCCTGAGACTTACGCCGACACACTACTGAAAGAATTGCAAAGTATTATGCGTACACCGCCATCGTGGTGGCCTGAGTTGGTTACGTGGTCTGAAGGTGACATAGCTGATTGCTACGGCGACGCTAAGTAGAAATACGGGGTTGACAAACCACATACACACCTCTATATTAGTAGTTCGATCCCAACTGAATTATGAGTTGGGGCGTAATGTATTGGAAATTTATGATGCCTGCATGGACGTACAGCCAACTTGATTCATTCGAGAGCTGTCCAAAAAAGTTCTATCACTTGAAGGTGGTCAGGGACATAGTAGAGCCGCCTACAGAACATACTGTATGGGGTACAAGGGTTCACACAGCCTTTGAGAACTTCATTCTCCATGGAGAACTACTACCGGAAGGTATGACGCAGTGGCAACCTATTGCTAATAAAATTGCAAAGCTTGGCGGAGAGAAACACGCTGAACTTAAGTTTGCCATTGACAAGAACTTTCAACCTGCAGATTGGGACAACGCATGGAGTCGAGGCATCGCTGACTTGGTTGTCATCAATGGTAAGAACGCAGTCGTCATGGACTACAAGACCGGTAAGCGCAAGCCGACCGAGCAACTTGATCTATACGCAGCTTACGTATTCCACTACTACCCCGAAGTGCAAGAAGTTACAACCGTATTCGTGTGGCTCAAGGAAAAGAAATTAGATAAAAAGAAAGTCATGCGCAAAGAGCTAGCCGATGTATGGCAAGGCTTATTGCCGCGGGCAATTCGTTTGGAGCGAGCCTACGACAAAGAAGAATGGCCTGCACGATCATCCGGCCTGTGTAAGGCGTGGTGTCCTGTTATTACCTGCAGCTTCAACGGCAAGAGAAACTACTTATGACACCCGAAGGTAAAGTCAAAGATGCAGTGCGCAAGCTACTTAAAGAGCGTACCATTTGGTACTACCAACCCATGCAAAACGGTATGGGGCAAGTCGGAATCCCCGACTTTATCTGTTGTTGGAATGGCCGGTTTTTAGGAATAGAAACCAAAGCCCCCGGCAAACGCAAAGATACGACAGCTAACCAAGACAGAGTGTTAGCCGAGATTATCAACCACGGTGGGTATTCAATAGTGGTTGACGACGTACAACAATTGCATGAATTTTTAGACAAAATCGCATGGAGAGCATGATGGCATTTAGTACAGGCAACTTAGACGTAGCAATTAAGCCCGACCCTTTAAACAGCGGCAACAACAGTGATAAGTTTCATGTGATTATCACAAATATGGCCGGCCAATCCATACTAGTTAACGGGGAAGAAGTCGACAAACTTAAATTTACCATTGTTGGGAATTGGGAAATCAACGATTTCATTCATGACGTGGCCGTACACGATCATTTTTTACTGGGAGAAGACAATGACTAAATCTTCAGCACAAAAGTTAGCATACCAAAAAGAGTATAACGCTCGCCCCGAAGAAACGGCTAAGCGTGTAAAGAACAACGCCGCAAGGCGTGATGCCATCAAGACCGGCAAAGCAAATGTTGGCGATGGTAAAGACGTTGCTCACAAGAAGTCACTGGAGAACGGCGGCGGTAATGGCAAAGGTAACACCGCAGTGCAAGATCGATCGACCAATAGAGCATGGAGGAAGGGAAGCGGCTCTTACAACCCTGATAAGTAATGTTAATACACAAAGAAAAAAAGGCAGTGTTACTTAAACTCAAACACCCTGAGAGAGTAACCACTGTCATACCATCAGCAGTAACAGTCAGTTATCAAGGCGGCAAAGTAGTTGCAGTGCCTCACAGACCTGATGAAACAAGGGTTCTGAGAAACTTAGGTTTTGAAGTCCCTGACCCGATGCCCATTCATTATGCATGGCCTAAGGTATCCGGCAAGCACGATCCATTTGAAGCACAGCGAGAGACATCAAGTTTCTTGTCCATGCACAGTAGAGCGTTCTGCCTTAACGACATGGGAACTGGCAAAACTAATTCTGCATTGTGGTCTTATGACTATCTGCGTAGAACAAGACAAGTCAAGCGCATGCTCGTAGTTTGCCCACTCTCTACCATGGAGCGAACATGGGGTGACTCAGTGTTTCAAACCTTTCCTCACCTTACAGCTACAGTGCTGTACGGCAACAGAGAGAGAAGAACTAAGTTACTTAAGCAGCTCTCTGACGTGTACATCATCAACATTGACGGTTTATCTATCATCAAAGACGAGCTCAAAGCCCGAGATGACATTGATCTAATTGTTGTTGACGAACTGGCCCTTGCTCGCAATGCAAGCACGGAGCGATGGAAGACGTTGAATGAAATTTGCAACAAACAAATGTCACGCCGAGTATGGGGTATGACAGGTTCACCTACGCCTAATGCACCGACAGATGCATGGGCACAATGCAAACTCATTACACCGGACAACCAAGACTTACCTAAATACTTTGGTAAATTTAGAGACCTTGTAATGCGTCAGTTGACACAGTACAAATGGATTGCACGAACGGATGCCAACGACACGGTTTATCAACTCATGCAACCATCGATTAGGTATTCCCTCGACGACTGTGTTGACCTGCCCGAGCAAGTGTTCTTGACCCGGGATGTAGAGATGACTGATGAGCAGAAGAAAGCATACAAAGACATGCTGAGCAAGCTCTCTACCGAGTACGCAGGCGGCCAGATTCTGGCGATCAACGAAGCGGTTAAGGCAAACAAGCTTATTCAAATAGCATGCGGTGTCGCCTACGGCATTGACGGCAAAGAAGTAGTCATACCATCTAAGCCGCGCATGGATGCCTTAAAAGAATTGATTGACGAATCAAGTGGCAAGGTCATTGTGTTCGTGCCGCTAACTGCCGCATTAGAAACAGTAGCAAAAGAATTATCAAAAGACTGGGCTGTGGAAATTGTCCATGGTGAAACTAGCAAAGCTGACAGGGATAGGATTTTCTCTTCCTTTCAGAAAACTGACGACCCTCGTGTGCTTGTGGCCAACGCTGCAACCATGAGTCACGGCTTAACTTTAACAGCCGCTACGACCATTGTTTGGTACGCCCCCGTACACAGCAATGAGATATACGAACAAGCATGTGCGCGTGTAAGACGACCCGGCCAAACCAAGACGACAGTGATTGCCCACATCGCTGGCTCTGACATTGAACGACGTGTATACAAACGCCTGCAAGACAAACAATCTATGCAAGGAATTTTGCTTGAAATGATGAAAGATCGACCCGAATAGGGTTCACCCCTATTTACAAAGCGCCGCTACGAGCGTAAATTTAATACCCCCAAGGAAACAATATGAAACTATCGGATGCAGTAGGCTTATACGTCAAATTGCGCGATCAAAAGGCAAAGTTGAAAGCCGACTACCAAGAGTTAGCCGCGCCCGTCCAACAGAAAATGGACAAGTTAGAGGCTAAACTGCTAGAAGTATTTAACACTACAGGCATGGATTCAATTAAAACTGAGTTCGGCACTGCATACACATCGACAAGGACAACGGCCAGTGTTGCTGACCGCGATGTATTCATGGATTACGTGAAAGCCCACGAAGAATGGAGCCTCATGGAAATCCGTGCGTCCGCCTCTGCTATTAAGCAGTTCCAAGAAGCGAGTGACGGGGACTTACCACCGGGGATCAACCTCGCTGTGGAACGTACTGTGAACATTCGCCGCTCTTAATCAACCCCCTAGGAAACAAAATGCAAATCATTCCATTTGACAGTGGCAATTTACCCGCCCACTTTAAAAAGCGTGTCTCCGGCCTCAACGCTGACCTCATGTCCGCCGGCGGCGGAGGATTCCCCGTAGTGTCCATCAAGGGCAAAGTCTTTGCCGTGGTAAAAGCTGGCGAGCGTAAAGTTCTGCCTAACCCCAAAGACCCTGACAGCCCTGCTACGAGCATTGACGCCGTTATCATCAAGGGCAACCCCGGTTCTGCCAAGGTGTTCTACATGAAGGGCTACGATCCTGAGTCTAGCGAGAAACAAAAGCCTGACTGCTACTCAAACGATGGTGTAGCTCCAGCGTCTGATGCGGCTAACGCTCAGTCTAAGAAGTGCGCAACGTGCACACACAACCAGTTTGGTTCTGCCCGTATGGGTAAAGGCAAGGCTTGCTCTGATTCCAAACGTTTGGCTATTGCCGCCGTTGACCAAATCAACGAGCCTATGTTGCTCCGCATCCCACCCGCTTCACTGAAGCCGCTGTCTGAGTACGTGAAGTTCTTGGACAATCGAGGTGCTGACTACGATCAAGTGATTACAAAGATTAGCTTTGACATGGAAGCCGAGTCTCCCAAGTTAGCGTTTAAGCCTGTTGGTATCTTGGACGATGAGACGTACAAAGAAGTCAAAGAAATGTCTGAGTCCGAAACGGTTCGGGATATTATTGGCGGTAGTATGGCCGCGGTACACGAGTCACTGGCCGAAGCAGATGTCAAAGAAACGCAAGCAGCAGCCGTTGCTACGGAAGAAGTGATTGAGAAAGCCAAGCCCAAAGTGGAAGCGAAACCAAAGGCCGAGAAGCCCAAAGCTGAGAAGAAGCCTGAGCCTGAGATCGTGGTTGACGATTTAGATATCGCCGACATTGATTTCGATGACTGATTGAATCGGGGGGAAAGCCGCTCTATACTTTTTGAAAGCTTGTAGACGGGCAGTTAGTACCCCCACCCACTTTGGAGTACATATGAGCTATGCAATCGAGGCGCGCAAAGTAGCTGGCGTCGTTAAAGAAGCAAACTTTGCTATCGCGGGTAAAGGATTCAACCATGGGGAAATCATTCTTGGCTTAGCCGAATTGATCGCCCGTGTAATCGTTGAGTCTGGCAGGAACAGCATCCAAATGGATGAGATGAAAGCCGCCGTCGTTAGCCACTTAGACCGAACCGTCACCGTTGGTTCGCATGCCACTGGGAAGAGCATTATCGAAAGAGTGTGAGATGAACACACTCGATTTTCTCAAGTTGATACTGCCGGAACACGGCATACATTACATCGCCCTCTTTAAAGAGGGTAACAAGTTTCCTGCGCATCGAGTCCAAGTTAATCTTGAAGACATGGCGGATAAGATCGCCGAAACTGCGTTGCAAACAAACTACCAAATCTTTCATGCGTGTGCGGCTTACCTCAAACCCGCTGTGGAGATAGATCAGCCTGACGGCACGATCAAAAAGAAATACCGCATCCCTGAGAACTGGGATTGCGCACGATCATTTTGGGTTGACCTAGATTGTGGACAGGCTAAATTTGACAAAGGTGATGGATACCTCACCAAGAAAGATGCAGTCATTGCCATTACCAAGTTTGCCAAGGATGTTGGATGGCCGCGACCACTCATCGTAGACTCAGGCAATGGGGTTCATGCCTACTGGCCGCTGACCAAAGATATTAAAGCCGCTACGTGGGTGAAGGTTGCCACTGCACTGAAGTCGGCGCTTGCTCACGCAGGTGTGATTGCCGATCCTAGCCGCACTGCTGACTTTGCATCGATCTTGCGCCCACCGGGTGCAGTCAATCGTAAGAATGGCGAAGAAAAAGTAGTCAAAGTTCTAGCCACATGCGAGCCATGCGAGCCGTCAGACCTTGCTGCAAAGCTGAGCGTATACGTCAAGGCTAATCAAGTCAAGATGATCAAAGATGCGCCTATCAGGGAGCGCAGTAAGAATTCCGATTTGATGATGGAGTTCCCACAAGTAGATACATCCCTTGATGTGATCGTAACCAAGTGCGCCCAAGTTGCAGCGATGCGAGCCGAGAAGGGTGACATTGGGTACGAGCCTTGGCGCGGCGTAGCCGGCCTTGCAAAATACTGCACGGATGGCGAAGCTCTGATGCACAGTTGGAGCGAAGACTATCCCGGCTACACATACGAAGAGACGCAGGCCAAGATAGATACTTGGACGATGGCTCCGACGGTGTGCGACTTCTTTGAGAAATGCAACCCTGACGGATGTATGGGCTGTGAATTCAAGGGCAAGATTAAAACACCTATGGTGCTAGGTAGGGTTATCCCTATATCTGTTGAGGTAGAAAAAGAAGGTGTCACTGAAGATGGTGTCGTTCAAACGGTTGTAGTTCCTGCGTTGCCAACTGGCTACCTGTGGGATGGCCAACTCATGAGCCGCATGATCCCTGACAAAGATGGTGTACTGCACCCCATGGTTTTCTGCCACGATCTGTTCTATCTAACAAGCCGCATCCGCGGTGAGGATGGCACGTATCGGCACGGCGTTCGCATGCACATGGCGAACCACAAGATTCGTGAGTTTGATATTTCGGGCGAGTCAATCGCTTCTAACACGGACATGCTACGGGCCTTGGCCAAGCATGAATTACATACCAGTAACCACAAAGACGCAGGTTCCCACATGGCTGCATATTTACGCGACCAACTTAAAGCACTGAAACTACAAGTAGAAGAGACTAGCACGATGACCAGCTTTGGCTGGCGCGATGACAGATCGTTCTTGCTTGGTGACAGACTGCACTGTAAGGACGGCACGACCCGTACTGTATTAGTAGGCGGTAACGCTCGCAGATACGCCAAGCACCTGATCCCAAAGGGTACGATAGAAGGCTACGCTCGTGGCCTAAACTACCTCTACAACCGCGAAGGCGCTGAGCCTTGGCAGTACGCACTGTGTGCCGGATGGGGTACGCTCTTATCACCCATGTGCGAGTCTTTGTACAAAGGTGTTCTGTTTGCACTACATGGCGGAGATACTGCTCGCGGTAAAACCACGGTATGCCATGCATCACTTGCGGCGTTCGGTGCTCCCTCTGAGCTGTCTATTAACGGTAAGCAAGGCTTTACACCCCTTGCTCTATGGGCAGTGCTTGGTACGATTCGCGGCATGCCTGTATTGCTAGATGAGTTATCTACAGCAGAGCCTAGCACCATCAGCGACATTGCTTACGGCATAGCTAACGGGAAAGAGCGTCAGCGTCTTAAATCCTCTGGCGGCACGGTCAGTCTTGCTGAATCAGCCGAGTGGCGTTTAAATATGTTTGTAACTGGCAACATGGATTTCCATGGCATGCTAGCGTCAAATCAAGCAAACTCACAAGCCGAAGCGGTTCGCGTTATTCAGTTGAGCGTAGACAGGTATTCGCACTTGGCCAACTCAAATGGTGAAGGGGATACAGAAGCACGTAGCCGTGAGATTGCACAAGCATTGGACGAGCTTGATCGCAACACTGGTGTTGCCGGCGAGATTATGGTGAAGTACGTTGTGGCCAACTATGACCGCATTGCTGAAGAAGTTCAGACCATGGTGCATCAACTGACTGTGGAAATACCCAGTCCAAAGTACCGGTTCTATCGTAGCCACACGGCCTGCACGATTGTCATGGCTCGTATCTGCAAGCAACTGGGGATTATCGACTTTGACATTGATGCCTTGTATACATTCATTATTGCCACAATACGCGACCTTGCAGAATCAGTGATGCTGTCTAACACAGTGACCGACGAAGAAGCATTCAGCCGCATGGTCAGTTCACTGGCTAGTCGTATTTTGGTGACAAATGAGTTTAGGGATAAGCGCGATGGTCGTGGCCCTGAGACACCACGAAGCCGGATCATTGGTGAAGTGGCGGGGCGTTACGTTCTTGGTACGCAGAAGGACAAAGCCTGTGCAGGACACATGATGATTGCGCAGAAAGAAATCCGAGACTGGTGCATTAAGAATCGTACGGACTATAACGTCATGCTGAACAAGCTATCGGCCAGTGGCTATCTTGTATCCAAGGGTGAGAAGGTCACATTGACTAAGGGGACAGACTATCCCACAGTGCAACAGCGTTGCATCATCGTGGACATGTACAAAATAGACAAAGAAGCAGTTCCAACATTAACCCTAGTTCACAATCAAGAAGTTGACGCAGAATCTTTAGTAGGTGTATGATGCACTAACCGCTTTGCCACGGTTGTTTCCTTGATGGACTTTAACCCCCAGCCTAAAAACTGGGGGTTTTTTTATTTGTCACAAATTTATGGCATTATCGTTGCATGAAATACCGCGTTGTTCCTGTCGATACTCGCCAGCCGGAAGTGGTACAACTACTCGTTTGGTTACAAAAAGCGTGTCTTCCCGCGGACAAAATTTACCCAATTACTCAAGGATACTGGTATGTCGCTTACACACAGAGCGGTGAGGCTGTTGGGTTCGCTGGTGTTGTTCCCTCTAGTCGTTGGTCTGACACTATGTATCTTTGTCGGGCAGGTGTTGTACTCGCTCATCGTGGACGCGGGCTTCAGAAAAGGTTTATTAAAGCGCGGATTCGCAAAGCCAAAGCGTTAGGCATGAATTGGCTCATCTCTGATACCCACCAAAATCCTGCATCCGCGAACAGTTTGATAGCTATAGGTTTCAAAATGTTTGAGCCATCTCAACCTTGGGGTTTCAAAACGGCACTGTACTGGAAGTACCGAATCAAACATGCCGTATAAAGATAAAATTGTTAAGCAAACTAAACAAAGAACGTACGCAAGTACGTACTACGCCAACAATAAAGAAATTGTAATTGCCGCCAGTAGAGCCTCGGCCAAAGCATACAAAGATCAGTGGCGTAGCTTCAAAGCTACATTATCGTGTGTGCAGTGCGGACAGAATCATCCGGCTACCTTTGACTTCCATCACGTAGATAGCAGTACCAAAGAAGAGTCTGTCAACAAGCTAATTAAAAATCGCGCATTTAAACGTGCCATGGAAGAAGTCAAGAAGTGCGTTGTACTCTGCGCCAACTGCCACCGCATACATCACCACAACGAACGTCAAAACAAAAAAGCCAAAAAGAAAAAAGGGGCCGAAGCCCCTTGACTGTATATACAGTGTTATACATTTACTCTTTAGTGGCCTCTGCTGCGGCTTCAGTCTCAGCGCCGTCTAACTCTTCTTCGGTATCATCTTCAAACTCATCGCCAAGCACAGCCGTGGCTTCGTACTCAACAGCCCAACCGTAGTGATCTTGAAACTCTACAAACTTTTGGAAGATATCGATGACGTCAAAATCGTGAGTCTCGATAACCAATTTGCTGTTGCCATAAACGCCAAAATCCATTTCAAATTTCATGATGTGCCCCTGTGTTAGTGCAACCAAAACGGCTGCAAACTAATACTACAACGTAATTGTTACAACAAGAAATTACCGAAACCCTGCAGTTTTCTTTGCAATCGTCTTGGGCTGTGCCACAAACTGTTTACCCTGAGATTTACCCACACGCTTTGCGCGTGTAGTAGCTGCGTATTCGCTAGGACTTAATGATTTAATGGCAGCCTCAGGCAGATAGCGCTCACCAGTTTTACTTGATGGCTTGCCGGACTTAGTGCGCCATTTCTGATCGCCCCAATCCTTTAGAGATTTCTGCGGGGCTTTCATTTACCCTTTTTAGCGCTTCCGCCGGAGGCCATCATTTTAGATTTAACCATTCCACCCTTGGCCATTTTTCCTTTGCCGTCAGCAGCAAAAGCCGGTACTTTTTTACCGTTCTTTTCAACCATAGCCAAACCACCTGAAGCGTAGCCTTTTTTCATCATGCCGCCGCTAGCCATCATTTTAGATTTCATCATTTCGTTTTCTCCTGATAAAGGTTGTTAAAAGTTTCTTCCGCATCCATGTAAGAGTCGTCTTGCTCTGCACAATGAATCCATTGGTTTGGCCTGAAATCAGGCGCTCCCTGTCCAGTAACCCAGTAGGCTGGACTTGTTACTCGGACTCGATTGTTTGGCAACGCCACTACATTTCCAGTCCAGTTACCCGCATCGGTCAGTATTAACACATGACTTTGTTTGTGCTGCGACGGGTCTTCTGACACATCACTTTCCGCGTAGTCTACTGTAAATAAATACCTACCGGTAAAAAATTCATTGTTAATTTTACACAGCCAAGGTGATGGCTTTGCTCGCTCCAAACTGATGATGGAGTGATTGTATGAATTGCAGTCCCAAGGCTGCGATAAATGATTCAACATACGTTCAGGCCATGCCTGCAATGGAATGTCCCCAACTAAAGCCGCAAGGGGCATCCGCGCCCACATTGCTCCGCCATGAACGTTCTCTTGGCTGCCATCATCAGCCTCACAACCCGTAAAAATAACTTGAAAGCTCAAGCTTCTATCAGGTATGGTTGTCACTGCTACAGCCAACGCATGAAGGTATTCACCTTGATACTTCTGATGGCCGTTTGTAAATTCTTTTCTAACCCAACATTTAAAATACGGAATGTTACTTGTTAAATACATCTTTATAAATCTTCCGCATTAGTCTCGATATCCGCCGCCAGCCGCCTTGTATTTCTTGGCAACAAGTTGTGCTTTACGGGCAGACCATTGGCCTGCACCAGTGCCTTGCGTAGCTGCAGACTTTACCTGAGACACAATCCGCTTGCGCAGTTCGGGTTTGGTGTAATTGCCGGCAGCGTTAACTGTGATTTAGATTTAGTAGCCATGTTAGCAGTTCCATGCACGTAATGATTTATTAATCCGAGAGTTCGGGTCTTTGGCCGTCTTCTCGCTTGTCAACTTCTGCTTCATGCCCTCCATCCGAGCGCAGAAAGAGTCTCGGCGCGGGCCGCCCTTTGGCTGCGGAGCTTTGAGCCCCGGCTTGCCCGGATTGGCTGCGTTGTAAGAGGCTCGCCCCTTGGCGTTCAATCCTCCCTTTTCCGATTTGCCTTCTTTGCGTGTCCATGCTGGTGTCTTAGCCATCACTGTTCTCCTACAAGTTCCTGAGTAAATCGACGTGTCTGTTTGTTGAACTGAATGCCGCCTGCTGTCTCGCGCTCACGCTTGGCTTGTGCCTGTGGAGCTTGCAGCAGATTAGACATTGGCTCACGTTTAAATCCTTCACTGACTCGCTCTTCTTGGAGTTTATTCCATTTTTCACGAACAGCGCTAGTGTCATCACCTTCACGGCGAGCTTTAGTGTACTGGTTCTTTAGCTTGGCAGCTTTGTCTTTGAAGGCTTTTTCTTCTTCAAACTTTATGTCTGTCAAGAAACGGCGCTTAGTATCCGACGTAACCGGTACACCAAATCCCTTGGCTACAGATTCCCATGCGGCAATCTCATCAGCCGGCACAAGCACATCACCATTAAGACGAGTCACACCTTCTTCGTTTTCACGAACGGCTTTCATGGCATCTGAAATACCCTTGGGTGCTAGTTTTTCCAACCCGCGATAGTATTCACCGCCGGAAATCTGCTTTAAACCCTCGGCAAAACGTTGTGCCAATGCACCGGAAGCTCCAAACACCATGGCAAACCCTGTCTCAGCCACGCCAGCTTTAGACAACTCAAAGTCCGTAAATGGCAGAACAGACAGTGCATTACCCATACCGAGCTTGCCTGACAGGTCTACGCCTGCAGCAGCCGGCGCACCGCGAGTAATCAGCGTTGCGGCATCCTCACCAAACTGCGAGACCATGGCTTCATACAATTCTTTTTCTAGGTTGTATGGCTCTTCGTCGTCGCCAAACATGCCGGCCAGACCCTTGGCAATAAACGAGATGGCAGCAAAGCCGGGCATACCTACAAGTCCTGCCAGTGCCGCAGTGTGACCTAGGGTAAACGCTAATGCCGTACGAGCCGCAGTGCGTTCTTCTTTAGTCGCACCTTTGAGAGAGTTAGACACCAGCTTAGTCAACAGAGTCAACTGGATTAATTGAAACTTGCGGAACTGTAGTGCAACTTTACCCACATTGGTATTGAACGCACGGGGTGCATTGTTGCGAGTGTAGTCTCCGTGGGTCTGAGAAATTACCTCATCTGCGTACTCAGTAGCGTCTTTAACGTTACCGGTCTTAGCTAACTCCAAACGATACGCAGCCATGGCAGTGGACACGCGATTAATCGCTTCCATCTTCTGACCAACAGAACGCAGAACACGATCAACTTTATTGACACCTTGAGCAACAGCACCGTCGCCTTCAACTTGGAATTTACCAAGCTCGGTCTCCATGCCAATATCAATACGACCGCGGTCCACTAGTGTGGAGATCATCGTACGCACATCCGCAGGCACATTGTTAAAGTCAAACGGTTCGTCAATCTTGCTGTTTTTAATCAAACCGCCTAACTGAGTGTAAGCTTTACCTAATGCGGCTTGAGCCTTGAAATAGTTGTGGCGACCTGCCATGAACGGAATTGACAGCATTTGCGGCTGTGTCAAGTTCTGCAAGTAATACATGGGGCTGGTAGCCAAGAACCAAACAGATGTAACACGGCTAGCCTTAGCAGCAACATCACTCCAAACAGAAGCGTCATACGACATCGACTGGTTGTGGCGAGCCATAATCTCATTAAACAACTGAGACTTGTCTAAACGAGAACCGCCATCTTTAACCTCACGGCGCATCTTATTAATAGCTTCTGTCATCTGTGGGGTGTACTTGGCAGTAGCCAAGAACTGCGCGTCCGCACGACCCTGTGTGGCAAATGAGCGCAACATATCAATCTCGCCCGCGACACCCTTGCGGCGCATCTCAGATTTACGAGCACTGTTCTCAGCCAAAGATGCCAAATACAAATCGGCTACCACGGCACGGGCTTTAGCAAGAGTATTACGCTCTGCAGGATCAGTCGCGTTGGCTAACTCAGAATCTAAATCACCGCGCAATTTAGTAAACGCTTGCAACAAACCACCGTACATACCATTTTTGCCGGCGTCTTCTTTCTTAAAAGTTTCTACGTTTGCAAAACTGCCTTCGGCGCGCAACTCACTCTCTAACTTAAAAGCTGATGAATTAGACTCAGCAAAACTTACATGGTAGTGGTCAGGATCGTTTTGCAATTTAGTTTGCTCAGCCTCAGACGCATTGATGTATTTCTGCGATTTAGCCACAACAACGTGATCGCCAAAACGTTTCATGGGGGCGTATGGGGCAAACTCAGATACTGCAAATAGGCGAGCAAACTGCTTTAATTGAGACTTTTTAGCAGCTTCAAACTTAGCTACTTTGGCTGTATTGCCTGCGGCTTGCGCACCCTTAATCAGAGAATCGTACTCAGAGTTCGTGGCGTCCATCAATGTCTGCTTTTTCAGCTTGAGCATGGCATCACCATGGGCGAACACAGCCTCAGTCCAGTCACGAGACTCTTGGCTCAGTCCATCCCAACGCTTACGCATAGCAGGATCAATCGTAACCGACCCACTTTGGCCAGTGCGCCACGTAGGTTTAAAGCCCCACTTCTTTTCGCGGGTCATGTCGTAGACAAACCTGTTGGCACTTGCGTCACCAGTACCGCGCTCGTTGGTAGGAATCTTGTTGTACAAAGACGCCACACGCTCAACGTCACGTTGAATCTGACCTTCGAGGTTTGTACGCTCGCGGTAGATGTTCATCATATCCTTGGCAGATTTGATGCCGGATTTGACTGCTTTCTTAAACAAGTCTTCGGTAAACATCAGCGCGTTTAGCGTTTCTGAAACCACCGAAGAGACCGTTCTTGCCTCTTTAGAATTTACGATTTTTTCTTTGTTGGCTCGTAGTTGCCGTCCATTAATTTCTTTAGGTTTGAGCCCATCTTGAACTTGTCCTGACTGAGCACCTTGAACGGCACTGGCTGCTTGGGTGCTTGTGTTGGCTTGTTTGATTTTTGCATTTGTGCGCTCCATGAACGCCGCAGTCAGCGGCAGGTTATCTTTTAAGAACAGACGGGCCTGCTCCATGCCATTAAATGCGTATAACTGCGCAAAGATTTCTTCACGCATTGTGTCTGAGTTAAGCCCCTTGTTATCCACAAAAGGATACACCATCATTTGCGACAATGGGGAATCAGGCTCATTTATAAAGTGGTTGTACACCTCACGGGCAACCGCACCAACAGGGCGTAGTTTGCCGTTATTTAAGGTCAAGTTTAGTTCAGATGCGCTTGAGTAAAGCCCGCCCTGCCCATCAACAACGCCGTCAGCAGCATGGCCAACTTCGTGCATCAAAGTAATTGTGGCCGTGTACTGATCGTTTAACGCCGCTTGGCTAAAGATAATCGTAGGCTTGCCATCTACCAAAGCAAACATACCATCCCACGGCACATTGTCAGACGTAATAAGCCAGTTCTCAATGTTCTGCGCCGTAGAAATTAAACCTGCTTTTTGCAGATGTTTTAAACCGTTGGTAATGCCTGTGTACTGAGTAAGCTTAGCCAACGTTGTGGGTTGAGTCTTAAACGTATTACCGTCATTGTCTTTCCACTCTTGGCTGGTAGCTGATCTACTGTAACGGGCTGTGCCGTCATCAGCTTCAAAGTCTTCCGTGTACATATCACTGGCCGTGTCGTCTGCAACGCGGTCAAAGTCCATGTTGTTTTCAATCACCGTGGAAAGTGATGGCTCAGATGCCAACGTAAAATCACCGCCAGTGCGGGAAGCTACCTCATCAAGATAGCCCTTTTCGCTCTTAGTTAACTCACCGTATGAGTTTAAACCGGGCATGTCTTCGCGCAATTGTTCCCATACGTCACGGCCAGTTAATTCACTCGTTGCGGCTTTCTGTTCAGTTGGCTCAGCCAGCGCTGCGGCTTTGCTATCTTTTTTGGCTTTAGTAGGCTTTTTCTTACCTGACAAAAACGCTGCATACTTTTCCATGGCAGCGGCTTGCTTATTCCGTAAATCCGTAATCTCAACTTTTAATTGATCGGCAATAGCCGGTATCTCTTGAGACAATGTTTCTAAGCGTTCAATCTTTTCGCCAAGCATATAGATGGCATTTGCCAAAGCTTCATCTTTGACGTTTAGTGTATCGCCTACACCTTTAACGCCTTGAGCCCATGTGCGTGTGTCGTCGTAACCAAAACCACCAGTTGCCCCTTCTGCAGATTCAATACCAACAGCCGCCGTAGCGCTTTGCAGCCCTCCTGTAACTTCGCCTGCGGTAGTGCTAACTCCGCCCTTTGCAGTATCTGCAACGCCAAGAAGATTACGAGCCTGAGTTTCAGTTATGCCCATGGAGACCGCGGCATTTACCATATTGGTTGTATTGCCAATCTTACGAACCGCTTCTGGGCCAATACCAAATTGCTGACCAATAGCCGTCTGAACTTTAATAGCGTAGCCTTCGGGAGCACCCTTCATGGCAGCAAGATATGCCTTGGCAATTGCAATGTCACGGGCTTTATCTTTAGAATCCTTAAACGTCTCATCAAGAATTTGATTTGTAGCTTCTTCGCTTGGGTCTACTGTGCTAGCAAGATCGGCTAACTGAGTCCCTTCCACGCTTTGAGTTGCGTCTTCAATAGCAGCTTGGTCTTCCAAGGATGTTTGTGCTACCTCTCCTGCGGGTAAACCCTGATCTTGCTCAATTGTTGTTTCCGGTGCAACAAACGCTTGACCTTGCTGTGGCTGATCAAACGTAATACGCTTCTTGCGGGAAACTACAGGGGTAGATGGTTGGCTGGCAACATTTCCGAGAAGTGAAGTTTCAT